CAAAACAACAACAGAAACCTTTGCGGAGACATTCACATGTCAACTCAGATCACCACGGCGTTCGTCAGCCAGTACGCGGCGAACGTCACCATGCTGGCCCAGCAGAAGGGCTCGAAGCTCAGGGATGCGGTTCGCGTCGAGAACGTGACCGGCAAGCAGGCCTTCTTCGACCAGATCGGCGCGACGGCCGCCCGCCGCCGGACCTCCAGGCACGCGGACACGCCGCGCATGGACACGCCGCACGCCCGCCGGCGCTGCTCGATCGATGACTTCGACTGGGCCGACCTCATCGACCAGGAAGACAAGCTGCGCATGCTGATCGACCCGACCTCGACCTATGCCCGCAGCGCCGCCAATGCGATGGGGCGCGCTCTGGACGAGGTCATCGTCGACGCGATGCGCGGTGTCGCCTTCACAGGCGAGAACGGCTCCACCGCCGTGCCCTTTCCGGGCGCGCAGCGCCTGCCGTCGCTGGGCGCCGGCCTGACTATCGGAAAGCTCATCCAGGCCAAGAAGGCGCTGGATGCAGCCGACATGGACAGCGACGGCCGCTTCATTGCCGTGACGTCCGAACAGCTCGAGGACCTGCTGAACACGACGCAGGTCACCTCAGCGGACTTCAATACCGTCAAGGCGCTGGTGCAGGGCGAACTCGAGACATTCCTCGGCTTCTCCGTCATCCGGGTCGACGGCACGCGCATCGACGGCACGAAGATCCTGCCGATCATCTCCGGCGCCGAACGCGCCTGCCTCGCCTGGCAGCGTGACCAGGTTGTGCTGGGACTGGGCCAGGAGCCTTCAGCCCGCATCACCGAGCGCCCCGACAAGAACTACGCGACGCAGGTCTTCTACTCGATGTCCGCCGGTGCCACGCGCATGCAGGAAAACGGCGTCGTCGAAATCGCCTGCGTTGAATAACGCACACCGACAACTAAAGGAAAATCATCATGCCTACCTTTTACGGCGCCTTCACGGCGCCCCGCGGGAGCACGCCTCCCGGTCTCGTGGATGGCAGCGTGCAGGGCGGACGCGTCCGCGTTCACCGCGAGAGGATCACGCTGGCCGGACAGACACCGGCCGACCAGATCGTGCTCGCCTTCCCTTCGGCCGGCGAGACGTTCCTGTGCGGAACGATCACCTCGGACGTGTCTCTCGGAACCGCCCAGGTCTCCGTCGGAATCGCGGGGACACCCGGAAAGTACCGGGCCCCGGCGGCGCACACGCTCATCGACACGCCCGTCAATTTCGGTCGGGCTGCAGCGCAGGCCACGCGCCTGGCCAGCGATGAGACCGTGCAGCTCTCGATTGCCACGGCAGCCCTGCCGCTGGCCGGGACGCTGATCGTCGACCTCTACTTCGCCCAGAGCTAGCGCAACACGCCACCCCGCAGGCCGGAAATCCTGCGGGGTGGACCGTAACAGGAAAGGAAACCCATGCCCGCCTTTGGTGAATATTCGGAAGTTGCGATCTGCAACATGGCGCTTGCCGAGATCGGCCGCGGCGCCGAAATCGTCTCGCTCGACGAGAAGAGCGAAGCCGCGCGCGCCTGCCGCCGCCGCTATCCCTACGCCCGCGACGCCGTGCTGAGGAGTTATGACTGGAACTTCGCGACGCAGCGCGCGAGCCTGCCGGCTTCCGCGGACAAGCCCGCCTTCGGCTACGCTGCCGCATTCCCGCTGCCGGCAGACTGCCTGCTCGTGAGGGCCGTACATAATCCCGGCAATGTCTCGTGGGAGGTCGAGCAGCGCGCCATCCTGGCCAGCGCACCAGCGCCGCTGCTCGTATCCTACACCGCCCGCGTGACCAATCCCGCCACCTTCGACGTGCTGTTCACCGATGCCCTCGTGACGCGCCTTGCGGCCGACTTGGCAGTGCAACTCAGCGACAGCCAGTCCCGCGCCACGAGCCTCTACCAGCTCTTCCAGGCCAAGCTCGCAGACGCCCGCCGCCGCGATGCAGATGAAGGAGGCACGCAGCGCCACACGCGCGGCCGCTGGCTCGATGGACGCTTTGACCAAGGCTACGTGCCCGCCGGCGAAGAGGCATGACATGCGCCAGTCAACAAGCCAGTTTTCATTCTCTGCCGGAGAACTCTCGCCACGCCTCTTTGGACGGACCGACCTGCAGAAACATGCCAGCGGCGCCGAGCTGGTCGAGAACTTCATCATTCGCCCGGAAGGCGGACTGATGCGCCGCCACGGGACGCGCTTCGCCGGTGCCGTGCGTGATCCGCTGACCAGGGGGCGCCTGATCCCCTTCGTCTTCTCGACCGTGCAGGCCTACATGCTGGAATTCGGGGACGGCGTCATCCGGGTCTGGAAGGACGGGGCACCCGTGACCTCCATGTCCCGACCAGTTCTCGACATCACGCGCGGCAACCCCGCCCGCATGACCGCCTTCGCCCACGGCTTCGCGAATGGCGAGCGCATCCTCGTCACCGGCGTGCGCGGCATGGGATTGCTGAACAATCGCGAGTTCATCGTGGCCAACGCGGACGCTGACAGCTTCGAGCTCTCCGGAACGGACACGACGGCGCTTCCACCCTATGTGTCAGGCGGCACGGTCTCGCGGCTCTACGAGATCGCGTCGCCCTGGCAGGCCAGCGAACTCGACGCCCTGCGCCATGCACAGTCCGCCGACGTGCTTTACCTCGTCCACCCGGATCACGCGCCGCGGACACTGACACGCACCGGACACGCCACCTGGACGCTGGCGGTCATGCCGCTGGAGCGTGGGCCCTTTGCGCCCCTCAATGCGAATGATGCAGTGCGGGTGATGGCAAGCGCGGCCTCCGGCGTGCAGCCCGGCGCGCAAGTCACGCTGCGCGCCTCGGCGCCGCTCTTCACCGGCCAGCATGCCGGGAGCTATTTCCGCCTGCAGGAGCTCTATCTCTCTGACCAGAACGTGAGCCCGTGGTCACCGGGAGAAAACCTCTCGACAGCGGCAGGCACGCAGGTTTCCAGCAATGGCCATGTCTTCGCGCTGACGGATGCCGGGTCCGGCGCGCAGACCGGCACGGTCGCGCCCTCGCACACCGAAGGCGATGCCTGGGACAATCCCGCCGGTGCTGCAAACCGCAAGAAGTGGCGGTACCTGCATTCGCGCTGGGCCATCCTGCGCCTCGACAGCTGGATCGACAGCAAGACCATGCAGGCCACGGCCATGACCTATCTGCCGGCCGGACTGGCGCCTGCAGCGCGCACCATCACCGGCGTCACGGCCGCAGGCGGCACCTGCAGGATCCAGGCGCCGGGCCACGGCTTCGACGAGGGAGACTATGTCACCATATCCGGCGTGGGCGGTGCGGCGCAGGCCAATGGCGACTGGAAGATCATCAACGTCACGCCGACGGGGTTTGATCTCGCCAATGCGGCGTCACCATCGGCCTTCACCGGCGGCGGCACCGTCAGGCGCTTTGCGACATGGCTGTGGGCCGAAGGCGCGTTCTCGCCCGCGCGCGGCTATCCGGCCTGCGTGGCGCTGCACGAGCAGCGGCTCGTCTTCGCCAACACGCGCGCGCAGCCCTTTGGGCTGTGGGCGTCAGCCTCGGCCGACTACACGAATTTCCTGCCGGGCACCCGCGATGACGAGACGATTGCCTACAACATCGCGGCCAACCAGGCCGATCCGGTGCGCTGGCTGACATCGGCCTCCGATCTCCTCGTCGGGACGCTCGCACAGGAATTTGCTGCCTTTGGCGGCGGGCTTGGGGATCCCATCACGCCATCGAACACCCGCATCGTGCCCCAATCCGGGGAAGGCGCAAGCGCCGTGCAGCCCGTGAAGGTCGGACTTGAGACGCTGTTTGTGAACCGGGCAGGGCGCAAGCTCTTCTCGCTTGCAAGCCGCCCCGATGCCGGAGGCTACACCTCGATGGACCTGACGGAACTCGCCGAGCACCTGACGCGCGACAGCCCGTTGACCGCGCTGGCGTGGGCGAAGAACCCGCTGTCGGTGCTCTGGGCGCTGCGCGAGGATGGGCACGTGCTCTCGCTGACCTACCGTCCCGAGCAGCAACTCTATGCCTGGGCGCGCCACGACTTTGGCGGCACGGTTGAAAGCATCGCCGTCGTGCCTTCGTCCACGGGTGCGACCGACGATCTCTGGATGATCGTGCGGCGCGTGATCGCCGGAGAGCCGCGGCGCTTCATCGAAATCCTGGCACCGCCTTTCGAACCAGCAGACGCGCTCGACAAAGACAGCATGGGCTTCCTGGATGCGGCACTACGCTATCGCGGCGCGCCGGTCTCGGCTGTCTCGGGGCTGCACCATCTCGAAGGCGCGACCATCAGGGTCGTGGCCGATGGCGCGCTGCACCGGGACTGCCGTGTGCAGAACGGGTCGATCACGCTGGAGCGGCCGGCGATGAATGTCTGGGCCGGACTGGCCTATGAAAGCACGGTGCGCACGCTGCGGATCGACGTCCTCGGCGGCGCCTTCCTGCAGGGCCACGCCAAGCGTGTTCCGCGGATCAGCCTGAGGGTGCACAATGCGATGGGTGGTGAGGTGGCAACATCAGCCGAAGGGCCG